ATGTATAATATTATTTAAATAATATTCAAATGATTCTATTGCACCTTTGTGACCTAAAGCAACACAAGCGTATGCTTTCTTTGATTCTGCTGATTCTAGGTACATAATCTGTTCATCTGAAATCGTGCTTTTGGTATGGTCTGCTCGCTTTAGTTCACATACGAACGTAGGGCTAGATGGAATAATAATATCGCTTGCTCCAGTTACCATTCCTTCTACTTTGTGTCTCATTGTTTGCTGTACGCTTCGCTTACCCTCGTTCCTAATGTGTATAGCAATCTTAGCGTACTCTGGATGTTCTCTTCTTAACCACCCGAAGAATGTCACTTGTTCATTTGTTTCAGTTGGGCATTTTCCTCTAAACGAGGTATCACCGAAAATAGGCACTGTTAGCTTTTTGAGATTCATTGTGTTTAGTCACCTTATAAAATTTACCATCTTTTACTACTGTTATTGTTTTAGGCATCTTTCCTATACTGATTCTTGAAAATACATCATATATATCTGTTGTCTGTATTCCAAACACCTGCTCTGTGAAGTCTAGCCATGTTGCACGTATCTTTGGTGAATACCAAACTGGAAAAGTCCTGTACTCTGTTGTGTACTCAACCTTTACCATATCGTTACCAGATTGACTGTGCCACCTTTGAATAGTCCATGCTAATACATTATCAACAGATAATTTGCGTGGGTCTGATTTAAATTTCTCATAATCAAGTTTTAGTTTTTCGTTCGGGTCGATAAGCTCATGTCTACAAGCTTTGCATCGTCTTGCAGATATGTCATTATCGTGACCACATTCTGTACACTTCTTTGAAGTGAATTTATGACTACATTGGACATAACTCTTGTCTGTCAACAGGAATGACTGACACGAACGCCCAAAGTGTGCAGGATATGGTCTACCATCATCGGTCAACACTTCTTCTCCTAGAGCATCTGTGAAATTGCCGTATTCGTTAATCTCATAGCCATCTGGATTTGGTCTTGCGGTAACTTGATTTTCAAAAGCACAAACAGGGCAGATAGCTGTCATGTTTCCGCCACCTTTTGACTTAAACCCTGCTGTAATTGTCGGCTTAAATAAACTTTCGTGCAACTCATGTCTTGATATATTCTCAGCATAATCCAATACTAGAAAATTTGTTTTACCTTCATACAGTCGTGTTCCACGCCCAATTATCTGCTGAAACAACCCTGCTGACTCTGTTGCTCTCAATACAGCCACTACATCCACGTGTGGTGCATCAAAACCCGTTGTCAGTACAGATACATTTACAAGATACTTTAATTTCATATCCTTAAAGTCTCTTAGTATTTGTTTTCGTTCGTTTTTTGATGTTTTACCATCTACCATTGTTGATATTTCAGGTGGGAGAGAAGCTAATACTTCTTTTGCATGGTCTATGTTAGCCGTAAAAATCAACACGCCATTTCTGTTAGAAGACTTGGAAATGATTTCTTCAACAATCTTACTTGTTTTTCGTCCGTGTCCTAGAAACGCTTTATCAACACTTTTAGAGTCAAACTTACCACCTTTCATAACAAGGCTTGACGTATCGTACTGCTCTATTTCATCACCGTGTATGGGTCTTGTTAGATACCTGTCCTCAATCAATTCTTCTGCTGTCTTTCTATACAGAAGTTTCTTAAAGTAAGGTTCTAACGCTTCTTCAACCTGTACATCATTTTCATCAACTTCATAAATATAGCCCTCTTTAGTACGGTACGGAGTCGCAGTCATTCCAAGAATACGCAACTGAGGGTTTGCCGCTTTTAACACACTGATTATCTCTTTAATAGTTGGTGTAATCATGTGTGCTTCGTCTAGTATTACAGCCGCTATATTTAGCTTCTTAACCTTATCCAATCCGTTCTTGACAGTTAATGGAGTACCGAAAATAACATCGTGCTTTAGGCTCTTAGCGATAGAAGCAGAATAAAACGAAGCTTTTGCCCCTGTTGCAGTGTACTTTTCATAATTCTGCTCTGTTAGTTCTTTAGATGGAGCAAGGCACAACACCTTGTTACGCCCATTAGCACATACAGTCTCACTAATTTTAGCAACGATAATACTTTTACCTGCTCCTGTTGCTAACTCTAAAAGCAAAGCATCAAGGCAATATCTCATACCATCTATTGCTTTATCTATTGCTTCTTTCTGATAAGGTCTAGGTGTAAACATTTTACTTAATCACCCAATACTGGCTTTCTTTACCACGGTATGGCTCAAGGTCTTGTTCTGGCAACAACTCTTTTACAACCTTTGAATAGCTAATAGAACCTTCTTTTTTAACCTTAGACAATTTCAGGCTACCAATAACTGCTTTTTCTGTATCCTCGCCAACGAACTGTATCAATGCGGCTTTAGCGTTATCCATTCTTTCTTTAGCAATTGCTAGCTGTTCTTTTGCTTGTATGTATTCAATCTCTAAGTCATTCGCACCATTAAACTCAATAACACTCTGTCCCAGATACTTGCTATGCAATTCTACATCGTGAATAATCTTCTGAAATTCATCGTAAAACTCTTCAAGTCTCCACAGCATAATCGATTGCCATTCTGTATCTGGTGTAATTACTTCAAGTTTTGTTCCTTGTGGAGACCATTGATAGAAATACCATTTTCTACGACCTGTAACATACAGACTAAGCTGTACTTGAGCATAATAATGCTGTTGTTCAAAACAATCTTTAAACTCTGGCATTGGGTCGTTACGCTTGCTAAAAGGGCATTTAATTTCAATACCACTATCTTCGCCAACAAGCCCATCTGGTGATACGCCAAATATGCCGTTTTTGATAAACCCATACTCAGTAACATCAAGCATCGTCTCTGCTTCAAACGATGCTCTAGCGGTATCTTCAAACCGAACTCCATACTCAGTCGCTACGTTACCTGTAAACTCTGATTCAGCACCAAAGTAATCTCTAACCATCTGTCGCATTGCATCGTCTTTCTTTCTGAATGGGTCAAACCCAAGTATCGCTCCTGCAATTGAACCTGTTATCAATCCTCTTCTGGCATCAAACCATTCTTTACTTCGTTGTTCCATTTGTTATATCTCCAATTGTGGGTATGCCTTTAAAGCCCAAGCAGGCATCTTTCCATCGTACGAGTCATAGTATTTAAACCTACTACCACCACGCTTTCCTTCTTCATCAAACGTACAATTATTAACTGCGTCATAGAACTTAGCCACACCAACTAGGTCGTTTTTACTCTCAAAACACCAGATTAGTTTTCCATCGAAAAGTTTTCGTGACTTGTTATATACAACATCGTCCCACCATTCTGTGTCTGTATACCTTGGGATATACGCAAGTAATTGTCCTGTCTCTAGCTTATCTGTCGTAGTTAAAACAACTCTGCCTTTGGCTTCACCTAAAAACTTAATAACAGCACGTCCATCTTTTGTGCGTTTAAATATTGGTTCTTTTTTATTAGGCATAGGAATCCTCTCTATACCTGTAATAACGCATAACAGCATCAACTTCTGGTGGATAGATATCCATATCTTCACATCCAATCTCATACCTGAAATCTAGGTCTGAGTCTAACATTCGTACCAATTCGTTACCGCACTTTGCAGTTGCCATTAGCTCTAATGCAACCTCTTGAGCGTGTTTAGGTAGCTTCTCAAACGTACAGTCAGTACCATTTTCACTTGGTTGAAATTGCTTTAAAATCTCTCGCTCTTTCCGTGGAAACGTAGCAAGCGGTCTCGCATCTTCAAAATTCATTCTAAAACTTCCTTAAGCTTTACTAAGCCAATTATTTTTAAGTTAATCAGGACGCACCTTTATATATACATTAAACCCTGCATTACACAGGGTTTGGTTGTTATTATTTATCGACAAACTCTAAAATGGTACATCGTCATTATCATCTAAATAAGCAGGTGATTTTGTTTCCGCACCTGTTGGAGCAACAGCACTTACCCAGTTACCAGACTTGTCGTTCATTTCCCATACTTCAACCTTGATAGCCATAGGTTTACTAATAAGATTCTTCATTAAGTCCATATCGGTAGGTTCTTTAAGCTTAGACAATCCACCACCTGCATTAGCATCAATAGCCAACAGCATATTAAGTGCTTTATCACGTTTTTTACCATCTTCGCTAAACACTTTTAACTTTTGGAAGATATTACGGTTAGCGAACTCACCATCAATAACAACCCAACGTAAAGAAATGTAACTTTCACCTTCATAACTGTCATACTTTGCTTCATCAATAATAGCCTTTAGCTGAGTTCCGCTTGGAATTGGTTCAAACGAACCTCCGCCTGATTCAAAACTACCCGTTGCTTTTTCTGTTGGCTTTTCTTCAAAATTCCATAGTGACATAATCTGTCTCCTTATTTATTAGTTGTTTTTAGTGTTGGAATAAATGCGGCAAGAGGATTCTTACCTTTTTCAAATACAATATCTTCTTCAATGCCGTATCGGTTTTTAGATACGTTAGATGCAGTAGCATAAGTAACTAGAACTCTTGTACCATCTGACACCGCTTTCTTCTTATCTCCACTGCCGATTGCAAACGATTGCAGTTTCAGATAACCCACAACATCTACATCGTCCGTATATGGGGCAATACTACGTTTACCAAGTCGTAACGTATAACGTGTGTATGCGTCCATGTCTGGCAGTTCAATTGTCTCTGTATCAGCGTGAGCGATAAACACCACGTTCATACCTTTGTTCTCATTTAGAAAACCACACGCTTTACGAACCTTTTGATGTTCAGCGGCAACAGCCATAAGTCCTGCTCCATAACCTCCTAACGCTTGGTTAATTGATTTTGGTTTATTTTTATCGCCTGCTACGATTTCATCAATAATCATTCGCTCTAACGCTGTTACTGAGTCAATAACAAGTGTCTTGTACTCATGTTCTTCTTTTGCCAATGCACGAATTTGGTCAACAACTTCATCGGTTGTCTTAGCAACGGGGAACGCATCTGGGCGGTTTTTTTCTGGGATTGATTGAAGCCCATCTTCTGTACGAATAAAGATGGGATTTGGAAAGGTTGCAGACAAGCTAGTCTTAGCTGAACCTGCTTCACCACAGATTGTCACCATGACTGGTCTATCTACTGGCTTCTTAATTGAATTTAATAAACTCATTTTATGCTCCTTGAGGGTTATGAGTATTGCATTTATGAAATGGTTTTCGTTAATGCTTGGAATGTATTCTATTGCGTAGAAA